TTGGGCGCCTGGTGACGGCGAATTGCAGGTGACCTGCGACACCGGTCAGAGCTACGTGTGGCCGGATGCGTTCCTGGCCAACCGCCCGGAATTCACCGCGGGCGACGGCGGCAAGGTGCCCCTGAAATTCAGCGGCGGCATCCCGCTCGAACTCATCTAAAAACCGCCAAAAACCCCAAAGGATTTTTCGATAATGGACAAGGATGTTCTTGTGATTGGCGACGCGTCTCTGCTCGAGGAGCAGAAATCCGACGTCGTCACGCTGGTGGAGGGCGATGCGGAAAACGCGCTGCCAAAGCACGCCAGACTGAACGATGACGGCACGGTGACCCTGCCGCTCTTCGTGCCGCAGACGATTAAATACACCAGCAGCGTCGGCGGCCAGGTGAAGGAAGACACCTTCACCGAATTCACCATGCGGCGCTTTAACGGCGGCGACATGGAAATCATCCAGGGTGCCGGCGGCGCGCAGGCCGCCAACGTCGCCGTGGCTATTTCGGCGGGCATTTCCCGGCCGCTGTTCAAAGTGCTCGCCAAGAAGATGGACGGCGCGGACCTACAGGCCGCCGGCGACGTGGTGATCTATTTTTTAAAGAATGGCCCGAGGACTGGCCGGTCATCCTAGCGGGGATCGGCCAGTTTTATCACTGGCCGCACTCTGATTTAAGGGCGCTGACAGCACCGGAGGCCGCTTTCTGGCAGGACGCGGCAGCCCGCTACCTGGAGCAGGTCAAGCCGAAAACACCGTAACGAGGATCGTATGGCCGCAAGTCTGGTAGCCTCGCTGGTACTGAAGCTGGAAGACCAGCTCGGCGGCGGGCTGACCAAGCTGACGGACCAGCTCGACAGGCTCCGCAACCTCGGAAAGACGATCGGGCTGCCGGGCCTGGGCGATAAGGCATCGAAGGATGCGATCGAGCTTGCCCGCCAGGTCGGCCAGGTCAGCGAACAAATCTATCGCATGCAACAAGCAACGCGGGATGGCAGTGCGGCCTTTGAAGCCATGGGTCGCATTGCGCGCGGGGCACTGGCCGGCATTTCAGAGGCCACCGAGGGCGTGCGGCGTCACATCAGCAATATCGGCGGCAAGGCGCATGCTTTTGGCGAGGCCGGTTCAAATCTGATCAACAGCGGCATGGGCGCGGCCGTCGAAGGCTTCGCCGTCTACGAGCCGATCAAGAAATATGCCGAGCTCGAGAATATCGTCCGCCATATCGGCATTACGGAAAGCCTCAGCGGGCCGGCGCTGGATGAGCGTATCAGATCCCTGACGGAGTTCTTCCGCGAGGACAGTCTCAAGACCGGTCAGACCTTCGAGAGCATCGCGCAGGGCTACCAGGACCTGACGCAGATGGGCATCAAGGCCGATCTGGATACGATCATCCAGGCGCACTCCCGCGCGGCCACGGCCTACAACACCACCACGGAGGCGCTCGGGCCGGCTGTTGGTGCGCTGATCCAGACAATGAAGATCCCGGCCGCCGGCCTGGCCGAAGCCATGGCCGCCATGGCGCAGGCCAGCAAGGAAGGCCGGTTCAAGATCGAGGATTTCAGCCGCGAGCTGCCCGGCGTTGCGGCCCAGATGGCACTACTGGGGATGACGGGACGGAAGGGCGCCGATCGGACATTTGCGGCTCTAGAGACGGTTATGCGGGGGTCTTCGGACCCAAGCAGCGCCGCGACAGGTCTTAAGGAGGCGCTGACATATCTCCGGACGCCATTCGCACAAAAGCACTTTGAGATGGCCGGTGTGAACCTGCACGCCATCATGGAAAATGGCCTGCATAAACAGGAGAACGGCACCGGCAGCATTCTCGATGAGCTGCTTGATTTTCTCGCGAAGCGCACGGCCAAAATGGATGTGGTAGACAAGGGCGACTGGCTGGGAAAGCTGTTCCATAATCAGACAGCTGGCAGCGCCGTTCTCACCCTGATGCAGCAGCGTCCGACCTACTTGGCGATGAAAGACCAGCTCGACCATGTCAACCAGAGCATGGTGGACCGCGACTTCAAGAGCGCCTTCGACGCGCCGCAAATTCAGATGCAGAATATGGGCAACAAGTTTGAGCAGATCAGCACTATACTCGGTCAAGCGTTCCTTCCGGTGCTGAAAGTGGTGAATTTCGCGCTCGATCTTACGCTGCATTTCCTGCAATTCGCACAGAAGAACTGGCCGGGGTTTACGTCCGCTGTGCTGGTCGGCGTAGCCTCTCTGTTGGCCGTCGGGGCGGCGCTGACAGTGCTAGGCGCGGTGCTCCCGCTTTTCACAACCGGCTTTGGCCTGGTGGCATCGGTCTTCGAGAGCGGCGCCGCCGCCGCGGGTGTCTTCTGGATCGCCCTGCGCTTCGTTGCCTTCGCGCTGGCGTCGACGATTGGCCTGCCGGTGCTTGCCGTGGCCGCGGCGATCGCCGTTGCTGTGGGGGTGCTGGGCGCAGTGCTCTACGACATCTATGAGCACTGGAACGAATTTAGCGGCTTTTTCGCGAGAATTTGGGACGGCGTTAAGAGCGTCTTCGAAGGTGCGCTCGGCTTTATTATCGGGGTGGTGAGCTTCAATTCTGAGCTTGTATTGAACAGCCTCAAGATGATGGGGGCCGGCTTCGGAGATATATTTTACGGCGCCTGGGACGTGGTTAAGAAAATATTCGTCGATTTTGGGACGTGGGTCGACGGCTGGAGTGGCGCCCTGGCCAGCCGCATTCTCGCGGGCATCAAATCGGGTTGGTCCGAACTCATCAGCGGCCTGACTGCGCTGGTCAGTAGCCTCACCAGTACTTTCGATAATTCGAAGCTCGGCCGCCTGCTACACCTTAACGACCAGGTGGCGCGTCAAGCCAATGCGCAGGCAGGGCCGCCGCCGGCGGCGAGCCCGGATGCAGCGCCAGGCCGTGGCGCGCCACTTGGCGCGCCGAGCGCCAGCCCGTCGCGCGTCGATATCCACGTGCACACCGAGCCGGGCACTGGCGTTTCCAGGGTGGAAAGCAGCGACCCGAATGTGAGCGTCCGTGCCCCCATTAGCGCGCCGCCACGCGGCGGAACGATGGCCCTGCCATGATCGAAATCGAGGGCCAAACCGACAATTACGCACCCGGCAGTTTCCGCGGCATTCCGTTCTGGATGCCGCAGGCGGACGATGAGACCGGCCGCCGTGCGAAACGCTTTTTCTTCCCTGGCCAGGACACGACGGCGTTCCAGGACTTGGGCGCCTTCGACGGCCCGATAAACGTCACGGGCTTCGTCATCGGAGACGATTTCGTCGACCAGATGGCGCAGCTCAAGGCTGCGTTCCGCACGGCCGGGCCGGGCCTGCTGGTTCACCCGTGGCTTGGCCAAATCAACGTTGTGCTGACCGAGCCGGTGAAGGTGCAGTGGCAGGTCACCGAACAGCGCGTCGCGCGCTTCACTGCCACCTTCGCACCATATTTCCCGCCGCAGCCGCCGGTGGCGGATACGGTCGGCGCCACCAGCGCGGCCGTCGAGGACGTTAACGATGATAGCGGTACGCTTATCGGCGTGGTGCTGGCGCCGGCCACGCTCACCCTGGCGTTGGTGGATGCCACGGAAGGCGTTTGTGCGGTGCTCGGCACCATCTGGGCCGTGGCCGCTGCGGTGACCGGCACGATCGCCGCGGCCGTGGCGATCGGCGCGGCGGTGCTCGGCACGGTCGAGACCTTCACGCTCGATGACACCTATGCCGGCGCGGTCTACGCGGCGATCGCTGCGCCCTCGGCCGCCATCGTGGTGACGAGTGAAACGCTGCTGCCGGCGGCGATCGGCCCCGGCGACCTGGTGCCCACCAGCATCACGGTGGACCCGCGCGTCACCACCGCCGCCATCCTGGCCGCTCAATGCCAAATTCTGGCCCTGGCGACCGCGCAGGCCGCCGTGCTGCCGTTGGTGCTGGCGGCCGCCGCGATCGCCGTCAGTGACGCGGTGAGCGCCAGCCAGGATATCGTTTTCAGCAGCCAGGAGGACGCCACCACCTGGCTGGCCACGCTGACCTCGGCGATCGACGCTACGGCGCTGCTGGCCGAGCACGTGGCGCCCAGCCAGCCGCTGGCCGCCGGCACCGTGTGGCGGGATCTTCAAGCCATGCGCGGCGCCGTGGCGGCCAACATCAACGCGGTGATCGGCAGCCTGCCCGTGGTGCAGGACGTGACGCTCACCAGCGCCGTGCCGGTGTGGCTGATCGTGCAGGGCCTCTATGGCGACACGCCGGGCAACATGCTGGCAGCCTACAACGATATCGTCGCGCGCAACGTGATCGCGAACCCCTCGCTGACCGGCCCAGGCGAGATTGAAGCGCTGGTCGCATGAGCCAGGCCGTCACTGGACCGAAACCGACCAGGCGCGTGACGCTGCTGATCAATGGGCAGCAGCTGAGCAGCTGGACGCGGGTGCGCATCGTGCGCGGACTGCACGAAATCTGCGGCAGCTTCGAGCTCGAATATATCGACGCCGGGCGCGACGCTGAAACCTCGGACGCCTACCAGACAAACGCGGCGGATTTCGCGCCGCTCGAGGCCGGCGCGCATGTGCAGCTGCTGATCGACGGCGAGACAGTGCTGGTTGGCTGGATCGATAAGATCAAGCTGAAGCAGACGGCCGAGCTGCTCCATGCCGGCGCGAGCGGGAGGGATATTTGCTGCGACCTGGTGGACTGCGCGGCGCTGCCAAATGGGCCGGCCGACTTCACCAACATCACCGTGGACGTCTTCACGAAAACGGTTTGCGCGCCATTCAAGATCGGCGTGCAGGTGCAGACGGATGTGGGCGCGCCATTCCCGAAACTCTCGGTCACACCGCACGAAAAGGCGATGCCGAGTATCGAGAAATTCTGCCGGCAGCGCAGCATTCTGGTGGTCAGCGACGGCGTGGCCAACGTGCTATTGACGACGGCCGGCTCAACCCGCGCGCCGGATCAAATCCAGGTCGGCGTGAATGTCTACGAGGCCGACTATGACCAGGATAATTCGAAAAGATTTTCGGACGTTTTTGTCAAAGGCCAAACCTCGGGCGCGAACGGCAACCACGCCAACGTGCCGGCGCCGATCACGCCGGCGACGGCACCTGGCGTTGATGCGCCAGGCGAAGAGGCCGAGGAGCTGGAGAGCGCCGGCATCGTTATGACCGGGCACGCGCAAGACCCGCAGATCACCAGGTGGCGGCCGGACGTGCGCATGGTGAAGACGCAGTCCGGCAGCTCCACTGTGCAGGAGCAGGCGGAGTGGCATGTGCGGGTGGACCGCGGCATGGCCACGAAGACAGCCTACAAGGTGCTGGACTGGCGCGCGGGCACCGCGAACGCGCTATGGCGCCCGAACCAGCTGACGGCCGTCTATGACCCGTTCGCCGAAATCGACTGCGACATGCTGATCGAGCAGGTGGAATATCTCTACAGCGAAAAGGAAGGCGCGGTGACCATGCTGCGCATCGTGCCGCCTTCGGCGTACGAGCGGATTAATGAGAGCTCGCGACAGCAGTCGCGCCATGCCCAGAAGAGCCGCAAATGAGCGACCCCCATACGGCCGAGGTGTTTGACCGTCGCACGCACACCACGCGCGGCCTGGTGGTCGCCGTGAACGATGAAGGCTGCGTCCAGACGATGGACGTAAAGACGCATGACGGCGTGGTGCGCCAGGGTGCGGAGGTGCACCAGTTCTGGGGCTTTGCCACCAACCCGCCAGAGAACGGTGCAGTAGTGGTGATGATCGCCAACGGCGGTGACCCGTCCGACATGATCGCCCTGCCGGCCGCCGTCGCCTTCGCGCGGCTCGGCGGCTTGCAGCCTGGCGAGACCGCTATCTACGGCGTCGACGGCACCCGCGTTCACATCAAGATTGGCGGCATCGTGGAAGTCTTG